AAGAAATAGCTTATTGGAGAAAGCACAATAGACTTCAGGGTTGGATGGAAGAACTTTGGAGAGAAAAAACAGGTAAAGAAGGAGTATTTAACTGTGAAGAAGTTATATTAGAGTTAATAGATATAACGAATTTAGAGAAAGCTATTCTTAATAAAGAACTACCTGAATCAGAAGGATTTTTCTTTGGAAATGATTCTTATAGTTGGGACGAAGAAGATATTCAAGAACAGAAAGAAGACGATTTGAAATTCATAAAAGAAGCTAAACAAGCTATTATGGAAGGAGACGAGGTTGTTTATAGTTCTTGGTGGTAATGAAAGAATTTAATTTAAACAGATTAATGATGTCTTGTTGTGTAAATATAGATGACGAGTATTATGAAGAACTTTATGACTATTTAATAGAAATAGATGTAGATTTAAATACATTAAACATTGATGACTTGGTAGTTAATGGTGTTCAATTTCTTGATAAAGAAGATTGTGAGGATTACTACATACTAAAAGAAATCGACAGTGGATGTTGGGTAATATAATTATTTGGGGGTCTTTGACCCCCTTTTAATTTTTTATAGTATATTTACCCTCTCAAAATTAAAATATGGAAGATAGAGAAATAGAACAAATACTACTAGGAAAAATTATTCTTGAGCCTAATTTACTAGAAAAATACTCAACAGAAATACACGCAGGATTGTTTCAATATCCAATGAGTAAAACAATATTTTCATTGATGTTAAAATATCAGTCAGAAAACAAAACGATAGATTTAGTTACTCTTAACCAAGGTATGTTAAATAAAACTTCTGGAGCTGCGTCAACTCTTTCTGATATTATTGAGAAGGGTCATTCTCCAGCTAAAACAACTTCGTGCATAGAGACATTAGAAAATGTTTTTCAAAAAAATAAACTAATATCTATATCTCAAAATATAAATAATGGTGTAAAAAACAGAGAGAACTTACATCATATTATAGCTTCTATAGAAAACGAATTGTCTGGTATAAGAATTTCTAAAGTTGAAAGTTTAGATAATATTTCAAAACAAATATCAGATACATTAGAAGATATTAATAAAAGAATGTCAACAGATGGTTTGTTAGGTATTGCAACAGGATTTGATAAGATTGATAAATTTACAGGGGGCTGGCAAGAAACAGACCTAGTTATCATAGGTGGAGCTTCATCTATGGGTAAAACTAGTTTTGCTCTTGCGATATTATTGAATGCATGCAAATACTCTAACACTCCGTCTGTGATATTTTCTTACGAAATGAGTAGTAATCAACTACTTAAAAGATTAATATCTATGGAGTCAGGAGTAAGTAACAGTTATATTATTAACGGTACCCTTGGTAAAGACGAATATCTAAGGGTGAATCAAGCTGTTGGACAATTAGAAAAACTACCTATTAGTATTGACGATTGCAATATAACATCTCTTAACTATTTAAGAAATAGAATAAAAGATTATGTTACTAAAAAACAGGTTAAGTTAGTATTGGTAGATTATTTACAGTTAGTATCACATAACAGTAAAAACTCTAGTAGAGAACAAGAGGTTAGTAAAGTAGCTAGAACACTTAAAAATCTAGCTAAAGAACTAGAAATAACTATTATAGCTTTATCGCAGTTAAATCGTGGTGTAGGTATGAGAGCTATGGGTAAACCTACTTTGTCTGACCTTAGAGAATCAGGCGAAATAGAACAAGCTTCTGACATTGTAATACTAATACACAGACCAGAATATTATGGTATAGAACACGATGATAAAGGTAATAACACAAAAGGTATGGCTAATATTATATTTGCTAAAGGTAGAAATATAGGTGTTGGAGAAATACCATTGAAATTTAACAGTAGTTTAACCAAATTTGAAAACGTATGACATTACCAAATAAAATAATTTTCGGAACGGCGTTAATGATGATACTAATATATATATCCATTACTATACTGGGGTACATCTGTTTAGCTGTGGTATCATATTACGGTATAAAACATTTTATTAACAAAGTTTTGTCGTTAAAAAATTAATGTATATATTTGCCAATCACTTAAATAAATAAGTGCTTAATGGAAGATATAAAAAAAGAAAAAACAAGATTTAAAAAAATAGTAGACGAGATATCACATGACTTGGGTATAGACAAGCAGATGGTTCGTAACGTACTAACTTTATTATTTAAAGAAATAGCAATAACACTTATCTTAAAAGGTAAGCCAGTGTTGATTAGAAGATTTGTTAAATTCGTAATAGCATTAAAAGGGTATAACAAAATAAAAGAAGATTTAAGTAAAATGAAAACAAAAGAAAAATGAAATTAGAAGAGTTACAAAAAGAGCTACCATATAAATGGAGAGTTCAGTCGTCTAAATATGGAAAATCTACTTGTGTCGCTTACATAGACGCTAGAGATTGTCAAGATTTACTAGACGAAGTAATTGGACCTGATAAATGGTCTACAGAATACTATGAGTCATGTGGACTACTAATGTGTCGTGTAGGTGTACATACTGAACATGGTTGGGTGTGGAAATCAGACACTGGTTCTGAATCTAACGTAGAGAAGCAAAAGGGTCATGCGTCTGACGCGTTTAAACGTGCGTGTGTATCATGGGGTATAGGTAGATTCTTATATAGGCTACCAATACAAACTCTACAAAGTAAAGAATACAAAGGTAGACAATATCCTTACGCTCCTGAGAAAGATAAAATTATATTTGATGGAGAAACATTAACTAAGTATATCAACTGGAAAATTAAGAATGGCAAATAAAGATAGAGATATACCATTAAGTAATCAGAAACAAAACTTAGGTACAATTACTTACGACCAACTTGGAGAGTTTTTAACTAAAACATTAGGTAAACTCCACGAAGAAAATTTAAAAAAATTTAATAATAAAAAGAAAAAGAAATGAATGTATTACCATTTGAATTAAACACAACATCTTCTAAACCAGAAGGAAAACAAGAATACTTAAAACCAGGAGCTCATCAATGTAAAATTGTAAGTATAACTACATCAGACTTACTAGATAATTACAAGGGCTCACCATTTATTACATTTAATGTAGTAAGTAGTGGAAAAAACGGTAGAGTACAAATGTGGGCAGTTAAAAATACCGACAAACCATCTACACAAGAATGGAAGAAAAAACAAATGAAAGACTTTCTAGTAAACGCAGGTGTTACAGATTTTTCTGACGATTCTAAAGCTATGAATGACGCTATCGGTAAAGACTTAATGATTACATTTATATCAGAAGAATGGGTAGGTACAAATAAAGACACAGGAGAGCCTACTATTAGAGAGTCTGTAAAATATAGATGGAGTAATAAATCTGGAGCTAAATGTGTTTATAATGCAGATATGAATAAAAAACTATCACAAGAGGATAGAAGTAAATACCAAACAATGATGGAACAGTGGGGGCTAGCTAATAATACTGTAGAGATTACAGACGCTGACGATATGCCGTTTTAAATAAAATGGAAAGAGTGAAAGGCTTTTTTAGACTACCCAAAAGTCATAATACTTGTTTTAGCTAAGTAGCTCTTTCTATTATATTATGAAAAAAGAAATCTTTATATCAGGTAATGTTCCAAGTTCTAAAAATGGAAAGAGATGGACTGGAAAATATTTAATCCATTCCAAAACAGTAATGACTTATATAAAGAACTCTAAAAATGAATACGTAAATAATAAAGAAAAGTTTCTAAATATGATAGAGAATAAAGAAATACCTTATAAAATATCTTTTAAATTTCATAGAAACTCTAGAAGAAAATTTGATTATATTAATCCCGCTCAAACAGTACAAGATTTAATGGTAAAATACGGATGGATAGAAGACGATAACTGTTTATTTATAATACCATCTTTTGAAGAATATGAATATAATAAAGAAAATCCTGGAGTAACAATTAAAGTATTATGAATACAAACCAATTACATAAGTTTCATTTAAATAAATTTATAAAAGAATACTGTCAACTACAAGGAGTAGAAAAAAGAGTTTTATTTTCTAAACGTAGAGACAGAGAACTTGTAGAGATAAGAATGATTTTAGCGTTTTTCCTAAGAAACAGAATTAAATTAGGTTGGTCTGAAATAGGGAGGATTATGAATAGAGGTCACGCTTCTATTATACATTACGATAAAAAGCTAGAAATTTATTTAAGTGTTTATCCGCATTTACAAAGAATGTTTAAATCAACTATTGAATTATTTAAATCATATCAACATTTAATAGATAATGAAACTGACATATATTCTCAGTTACTTTTAGATAATGATATATTAAAAGAAAAAATAGAACAAAACGAAAGACTAATAAAACAATTAATAAACTTAGAAGAAAATGACTAAAAAAACAACAACCAAAAAACCAAAAGTAACATCTAAATCTAAAACTAAAATTAAAATACAGGGTAAAAACTATATGGTACATCCTGAAGTAGAGGAATCTATAAAATTCTTAAGTGAAATTATAAGAGCTCACGAAGTTGCTTTATTAACTTGGGTTCATAAAATTTGGAACAAACAAGCTTTTGACGAAAAAGATATAGAAGATTTTGACAAAAGTATGTATGAGTATACTATGAGGATTCCTAATGCTAGCGAGATATTAGCTAACATGATGGAAATAGATAAAAGAAGAGAAGAAGAAAAAGAAGAAGAAAAAGAAATAAAAGAAGAGATAAAAGTTGATGAAGTTACTAAATAAAGATTTAACCTATTCTAATTACTACAATGATACAGACTATATATCTAACAGTATGTTAAATAATATATCGGTATCTCCTGAATACTTTAGGTTTAGACAAGATAACCCTCAACCAGCTACAGCTCCAATGAAGCTAGGTTCAGCTATACATATGAATGTCTTACAACCTGAAGAATTTAATAATCACTACGCTGTATCTCCTAAGTTTGACAAAAGAACTAAGGTGGGTAAAGAAATGTATGCAGAGTTTACTAAAAAGAATATATTTAAAGATGTAGTTTCTGAATCTGATTTTCATATTGTAGAACAAGTTACTATGAAGTTAATGAAAGATTCTTTAGTTAAGGGTTTGTTACAAAACGGAGAGCCAGAAAAGATTATACAATGGTACAACAAAACTTACGATGTTAATTGTAAGGGTATGTTAGATTACTACAGAGAATCAGCTGATATGATAGTAGACCTTAAAACTACACAAGACTCGTCTTACAATGGTTTTATGAGGTCTGTTAGAAAATATAAATATCATAAACAAGCAGCTTTTTATTTAGACGCTGTACAAGCTACAAGGTTTATTATAATAGCTGTAGAAAAAACTCCACCATTCTCTATCAATGTATTTGAGTTAGGAGACGACATGATAGATGAAGGTAGGGATATGTACAACCACGAATTAGAGGTATACAAATATTGTGAAGAGAATGATTACTGGCCTGGAGCTGGATTTGACCCTCTTGACAAAAAATCAGAAAGAACAATTCATATATTAGGTAATTATAACGAAATCCATGAAATCTAAATCAGTATTATTTGAAGGCGGGGTAGAGAAAATATCTACCCTTGCCGATGGTTCATTAAGAGTACATATAGGTACTCCTGAACTATCAAACGAAACAATGGTAAGTCTATTCCAGATGAATAGAAAAACAGGATATGTATTATTATCACCATACCCTGTAAATGAAGACCAAAAGAATGCAGTAGAAAAAGCTGCAAAAGTTGTAGAGCACGAATCTACAGAATTTGGAAACAAAACTCCTAGTCAAAGATTACGTTCAGTATTGTATGTTTATTGGGAAAAAACTCAACCAAAACAAATTAATCCAGATTCAGGTAATATAGAATTAGTTGAATTTGATTTGTTTTATAAAAGAGAAATAAACAAAATTGTAGAGCATTATAAAACTAAACTAGACTAATGAAAAAGAAAGATTTATTACAAGATTGGGAGATTGTTCAACAAGAATATTATGAGCAATTTAATCATTCAGCAGTAGAAGAATTATATAAAGAGTGGTTTGCCAATGATATAGAACATTATCCTTATATGGAAAAAAGCCAAATGATTGAGGAGTTGATTGAAGATGAGTTAAGACACAGAAAAAATGATACTATTGAGGAACTTAAAGAATCAATAGAATATATAGAAAAACTAAATTTTAATAACTAGACTAATGGCAATAAAATCTTACGTATTTAGAGCTAAAAGAAATAAAAAAAGACCTGGAGTTCACTCCAAGAATGCAAGTAGAAGTCAAACTAAATTTAAAAAGAAATATCGTGGCCAAGGAAGATAAAAAACACAACAAACATTACTATGATTATGGTAGGAACGGATACTATCCTACAACAACATTAGGTGATGAAAGAATACCTGAATATTATAAAGGTAAAGAGGGATACGAAGCTAGAAGAGTATGTGATAATTTTGAATTACCATATCATTTAGCCACAGCTGTAACATATCTACTGAGAGCTTATCATAAACATGAAAGTCCTGTAGAAGATATAACTAAAGCTATAGCTCATCTAGAATTTGAATTAGAAAAAATTAAAAGAGAAAAATAATGCTAGCAATAATAATGTTTGTAGTTGGAATAATATCAGGAATGTATATAATAACTCAAATTCAGAGGTCAATCTTTTATAATATTAAAAGAAATAAAATGAAAAAGAGATTAGAAGAAATGGACAAAAGAAAGAGATATGATTAGTTATATAGGAGGAAAAAGCCGAATGGCTAAATGGATATGTAAATACATACCAAAAAACATAGAAACCTATGTGGAGGTGTTTGGAGGAGCTTTCTGGGTTTATATTAAGGGAGATATACATGAGGGTCCAAAACTAAAAGAAGTCGTCTATAACGATAAAAATAGGTTTATGGTAAATCTAATGCAATGTTGTACAGAGCCAGTTATGTTTTATGAACACATGAAAAGAATAAAATCTCAAGATGAAAAGTTGTTTTATAAATATCAAAAAGAAATTAATGATACATGTGATTTAGGTTTCCCAGATTTTTCAATGGACCTAGGTATGAAATATGCTTATTTAGCTACACAAGTATTTAGTGGTAGTAAAATAATGGAATCTAAATATGTAGATTTAAAAGGTAAATATAAATCAAAATTTGATTCTTTTCGTGACAGATTACTTAACCTTGATACGGTTAATCGTTTAACTAAAATTACTAAATGTGAAAATTTAGATTATATAGATTGTATTATGAAATACGATGGACCAAATGCTTTCTTTTATTTAGACCCTCCTTATTGGAAAACTGAAAACTATTATTCTAATCATAATTTTGATTCATGTGACCACGATATGTTGTCTGTGTTGTTAAATGAAATAAATGGTAAATTTGCTTTGTCTTATTACTATTTTGATGAATTAGAAGAAATGTATCCAAGAAAAGATTTCCGATGGGTGAGTAAAGAGTTTACAAAAGCAGCTGGAGCTCAGAAAGGAAAGAAACAAAACAAAGGAGAAGAATTATTAATAATGAATTACTAATGGATAATATAGAACCAGGAGAAATAGTTTATTGCGATATCACTTATGAATATGAAAGACCTTATCGTAATAGAACTAAAACAGAAACAGTGGAGCTTATAAATGTTGTGTTTGGTAGGGAGTATGATGATACATACCCTCTACTAAACTACAATGTTTATAAAAGAGATATTAACAAAATAAATCCTAAAAAACCTTTAGAATGTGATGCACATGTTGTAGATTTAAAGATTCACGCTAGAACAGGGTTTAAAAGAAAAATTAAAGGATATACTCAAGTAAAAAGAAACGAACAAATTAGAAATAAAATAACAGGAGCTTATGAGTAATTACAAAAACATCAAACTAATACTTAGAAAACAAATAGAAAAAGGAGTGAAAACACTTTGGACATTTGATGAAGAAACCAATAATTTTACAAGTATTTATAAAAGTTATAATAACGGGCTAACTATATACACCCCGTTACAACTTTTAGAATACTTAATAGAAAAAGAAAAATGAGAAGACATAGTAAATTAGTTCCACCTAATTATAGGAAACAAGACCAAATTAGATACTATAAAAAATATTTAAGGCATCTTGAAAAATGTATGAAAACTATAGATAAATATATTAAAGAACTACAGAGAAGTTAACTTAACTCTACGTTGTAATTTAATATACCTTGAAGTCCATTCTTTCTATGAAACAAGAAAGCTTGGGCTTTTTTAATGTTTCCAATGTAACCCTTACTATCATGCCAATAATCAGTGGCAGACATAGACGAAAGATTACGAATAGTGATACCTTGTAATTCTTCAATTGCTTGTAGTTTTGTAGACTTGTTTGTATGTAGATGTCCTCTATGTACTTCAACGTAGTCTACATCACTCCACGCATTTTTATATCTTTGTGATATGATACCAGGTAAATCATTAACCTTACAACCATCACCATGGTCAGATACAACCATATTCTTACCATATACTAACATTTTCATAAGACAATCATTGTTATCTACTTTTACATCTTCATGATTTTCATAATATAATTCTAGTGTATCTCCTAAGTGCATCATAGATTCTCTATCATGATTACCAGGAATAACCATTACATGTACAGGAGCTACTTCAGACAAGTAGTTAATTGCTTTAATTAAAAGTTTTCTACCTGCTCTATATATATCTATATGGTAATCAGAATTAAATTGAGGAGTTCCTTTGGTTGTACTAGGTATTGGCCAATCACCATCTGAATTTAAAAAGTCATGACCAGCTATAAATAATATTTTATCAACATAATATCCTTGAGCTCTATATAGTAAATGGTCTATTGCATCAAATAATCTATTCTCCGCAATCTTCAAACTATACTTGTCACCTTTAATACCTATTTTACCTAAATGTAAATCAAATGCTGATATTTCTAAAAGGTATTTATCCTTCTTATCGCTACGCTCTCTTTTTTTCTTTTGAACAATAGGAGATAAATCAGATAAATCTTCTTTAAGTTGTTTTTTAACAAGTTCTATATTAAGTTCTTGAGCAATTGGTTTTAACCAAGCTTTAGTTCTATACATAGTAATAGTAATAGGATTACGTTCTTTATCAAAACCTGTAACTTCATAGGTTCCTATATCGTATTTCTCTACAAACCATTTATTTAAATCTACATCACATTGTGTAAGTAGGTCATCTAAAGATTTAACTCTTGTACAATTTTCTGCTGTAACAATAGCTTCTTTGTCTGTTTCTTGAAAATTTAAAACTTCTTTTTCTTTTGGTTCGTTATCTGGATTTAAAGCTCTTAGTCTTCTGGCTACTAATCTAATTTGTTCGTAATTAGTTCCAAATTTCTTTGCAGTATCTGAGTATTTACTTCGTAATAAGTGAGGGTTTTCTAAAAGATATTTTTTTATTTTATCAACTAAAGACATAATTATTTTGTGTTATTTAATATGTCTATAAAATTATTATATAATTCATTGAAAATTAAATACTTAAAAATAACTTATGAACAGAGTTATTAACTAAGTGATTAGGTATGTAACATGCATTGCTGCTGATGTGTAAAGATAAAAATATATATCTCTGTCTACATTAGAAAACAAATCTTTTATTTCAAATGGTTGAGTTGTCTTTGAAACTGATGAGACAGTATCATTAGCTCCCGCAAAAGAATCGTAAGCTACCATACTTCTTCTGAACAACCTTGTTGTTCTTGCGTTAGATTCAATAATTTGTTGAGTATCTGTACTTTCAAATGTCAAATCTTTTTGTTGAAAATCACTCCAATGTAAATCAATCGTCGCATTTCCTGTTCCATTTGCAATTAAAAACTTTTCTAAAGTTTGTCCTTTCGACAATGTAAAAACATTAGTTACAGATGCGGCGTGTTGTATTGATTTTACAGAATTAAAATTACCTGAAGATTTACTTTCTTTTAATTTTCTTTCTTCAGTAAAACCCTGCTTCTGTCTTTGAGAAGTGTTTATTAATTTATTAGGTAGATTAGAATTTTCTGTTACACGACCTCTTCCTCTATCTCTAGCTGATAACTTTTTATACCTGTCCTTGTCTTTAATTAAGGGCATAGTGTCTATTAGTCGTCAGAAGCTATTCCTGTATCAGGACCATCACAAAGTAAGTATTGTACTTTTTGAGCTGCTGTTGTAGCGTCTATATCTAAATTTGCAGAGGCATCACCCGCTCCATCTATATGAACTGGAGAAAAGAAACATTCACCTGGTTTAAGGTCTGCAATAACATCACCATCTGGTTTTACCGCAACAGGATAATCTGTGTCTACATTTTTAATAAATGTATATATACGGTCTTTATTATGACTCGCTAAATTAATTGTAGTGTCTGAAGTACCATTGGTTAATATTTCACCAGTTGATATTAAAGCTGAACCTACTGTTGTACTAAGTGTAGTAAAGCTTGGTGCGAACGAAAATACTTGATTTCCTTCGGAGTCTGTTAATGAAAAACTTCCTGAAACTGATACTGATAATGATTGCGTTGCCATATTTTAATATTTTTATTATGCGTTAGAATCTATTTCTACTGCAGCGTACTCAATTGTTACTGTCGCTGTATCTGCTAATGCGTATGTTATTCCTGTTCCTCTTATAATTGTACATAAAAACTCTCCTGGCTCTAATATACCTATTAAGTCAGCAGCAGATGAAGCTCCGTCATATATTTTAACAAAGTTAGTGTCATCTAAATTTTTAACATATATTACTCTACCATATCCTGGAGCAGCCATTATCGTTGCGTCACTATCAGATGCAACATCTATTCTACCTGTAGCTATTTGGTCTACACCTGTTATGTTTAATGAATATGAGCCGCTTTGTGACTGTGAATATCCAGTCCCAGAACTAGCGGACATAGATAAGGTACATTCAAAAGTATAATTTTTTGCCATCGTTTTTTATTTTTTACAAAGTTAAGAATTTATTTTATTATATACACTATCTTTAATTTTTTTTATATCTCCACATTTTTCGTATTCTTCTGTTTTAATAAAATGATTTATTATATCATTATATACATCTTCCTTTATTTCATTTTTTTTAGAATAAGGTTCAAATGGTAAGACACATCCATTGTACTCTATTAAATCGTCCACTGATAACACTCCTGTCAAAACAAAATATGCATTTCTATATATATCTTTATAAATAATACTATCTTCTGCTTCCACTATATTAAATCTTTACTCTCTAAAAGAGTGTATGAAAATGAATTACCCCAATGTTCTCTAGCTTCTTGACATATTCCTAAAAACTCCATCCAATCATCATTAGAAGCAATCACCTGACATCCTGCTGACCACTTGTTTACATAGGTGGAAGTCTTACCTTCTAAAGCTGTAGCTCTATGTATATTAATCCCGAACACACCTGTGTCACAAGTAGATTCATCAAATTCATACTTATCGTTTCTATTGTTATCTCTATATACTGTTACAGGTTCTTTCTGTCCTAAGGCTAAATATTTACCTCCATGTAATCTAAGTTTATGAGAGCCTCTGTATTGTCCAGGTTTTAAAACAGCACAACCTATTTTATCAATCCAAGGATTTTCCATC